AGGGTTCTCAATCGCCTGGAGCCAGTTGTCAAGACGCTCCTGCTTCAGGATGTTGATTTCGGCCTCGGTGAGTTGATGCTCGTCATCGAGATAGAGGGCGTCGCGGAACACGCCGTAGGGAGTGGTGAACTCAAAGTCGATCTTCATGGCGCTCATGCCTGCGTGACGGTGGCCACGGCGTCCCAGAACAGGTCAGTGCCGTTGTAGACGCAGCCCACATAGGTGACCTTGCTGATCACCGTTGTCGTGGGCAGCGTGATGCCGATGGCACGGTAAGCACCAGAGGAGGTCGTCCAGGTGATGCCGCGCGCGGTACCGTTGTCTTTGATTCGGATCAGCAGCTTTTGGCCATCTACTGGAGTACCGCTTGGTGCGGCCAATGTGATCGCGCCAGTTAATCCCTCGGCTTCGAATAGATCGGTGGTGTTGCCATTGGGGGTCAGCGTTCCACTAGTAGCGCCTGCCGGGTTGGCGCGTGGCGAACTAATAGGCCCAGTTGCCCCTATAGCACCTGTAGCACCTGTAAGTCCAGTGACACCAGTCGCTCCCTGTGGACCTGTAACTCCCTGTGGGCCTATAACTCCCTGTGGGCCTGTAGCACCAGTGTCACCAATGGGCCCTTGTGGTCCAGTTGGACCTTGAATACCAGTGGCACCAGTAGCACCTTGAATACCAGTGGCACCAGTAGCACCTTGTATTCCACTCGTCAGAGCAATGAACAAATCTGTATTGTTACCAAAACCAGTTGTACCAGTTCCACTAGAAGCTACAAGGGTAATTGGATAAGTCCAGTAACTTGTTGAAGTTCCAGGATTTGTATTTGTTGGTGTGCTTGAAATCTCCCAGATTTGATAATTTGAACTAGCGCCTTGATCTTGAATAGTAATTTGCTCGGTTTTTTCTAGTTGAGAAAGGAAAATATCAATATCAATGCTCTCACTTGTTAAATGGCTAACAAGCAAACTTGTTGCGCTTGTTTGAGGTGCATTATTCCAGATTAGATATCCATTACCTGGATATCCACTTGTAGCAGTTGTGTTTGCTTTGTATTTAAAAATACTAGAGGAGAAGCCCTGAGGCCCCGTAGCCCCAGTGGGTCCCGCAATACCAGTAGCTCCGCTAACCCCTATAGGACCAGTAACACCCTGTACGCCTGTTGCGCCAGTGGGACCAATAACCCCCGTCGCACCTGTAATTCCTGTGGCGCCTGGTCCACCTGTTGCTCCGGTCGAGCCTTGTGGTCCTGTGTCACCTGTGGGCCCAGTAATTCCTTGTACTCCTGTTGGACCTGTTACGCCAGTAGCGCCTTGTGTACCAGTGGGCCCAGCTACCCCCGTAGGCCCTGCCGGGCCCGCCGGACCAGTCGCGCCCGTAAAACCAATAGGCCCTTGGGGACCTGCCGAAATAACATCAACAACTTTTGTCGAGGTTACTTCAACAATGACAGTACAATCTTTTTTGGTTATAATAACTGAGCCACAGCAAGTCACGTCGTGTACCCCTCTGCAACGTAAAAAGTTCCTTCCAAATAATATTCTTTTCTTCCCGTAGTATCGGTTAGCAAGACATCATAGTAACAAGTATCAGGAAGAGCAGTTGTTTCTGTATCGGTTAACGCAATTAAAACCAATCCATTGACTCGGTTTACGTAAGTGACCGAAAAATCAGCATATTTAGTTGTTCTTAATTTGTCCCAAATCTGCGCAGCAACTGTCCATCCAGTGAGGTCAATATACTTTTCCTCTGAGTCTCTAAATTGCAACGTTAGGTCATAAACAACCCGACGTTGAATAGTGTCATCGTAGCGAGCTGGATGGATGGACATGCTAAGCCTTGTGCTTTATTTAGCGGAGATCACAAATGTAACAGTAGGAGTACCAGCACTAATGCTGACTAAGTTACCACGAATAGTTTTCAGTGGCCTGTCGGTGTAGTTATAGAAATAAACACCATTAGAAGTCAAAGTCTTATCTGAAGCATCTAAGTTAAAGAAGTCTGTTCCGTTTAAGCTCCCTTCAACACGAACTACTACGTTGGTTCCAACCGATGCAACCTTAACTTGCACACCAAACGTTGTAGCTGCAACTACATCTTGTACGGCAACATCCAAGTTGGTGGTTGTCCCAGTCGCAGTCAAAGCAGTCGGGTAGAAGAAAACAGTATCCGAGAAAAATGCGCTAACTGTCATGGGATTATTTTTTGTAGTCTAAATTTGATTTTAGCAGCCATTGAAACTTTTTGTGAACGCGACCGCGCTCAACGGCAAGATCTAAAGTTAGCTGGTCCCCGATACTTTCTGCCATCTGCGCAAGATTTTCAAAAGTAGTGGCCAATACGTTGTGGTTAGTCGCCAGCTGGGCAATGATTGCTTCCTGAGCAAAACAATTTTCTAACGGAATCGCAGACAGCGTGGAATACGTCAGATCCTCGACTGTTTTAGGAGTGGCAATATCTAGCGATCTGATATGCTCAGCAATCGTATCATTGCCTCCTTGCATTTCTTCGTAGATTTCTTGGGTCAGTTTATGGATTGAATAAAACTTACCACCCATTAAGTTCCAATGCACCAACAAAGTCTGCTGGTACAGATGCATCGAATCCCGTAAGCACTGAACCAACTGGCAGTAGCAAGGAGTTGTCTTATCTGCGACTATTTTTGCCATAAAAGCTACCACAAATCTTCACATGCCCAGTACTTGGGAGTGTTTTTGTCCATTGGTTTATTACAACCCATTCTAGCCCTGAAGTTCTTACGTCGTTCAGGATCCTTATGTTGGGTATAGTCCTCATACCCACGCCGTCCATAACGGACGATTTTTTCTTCCCCGTCATGACAAGACTTAACGACCCACTTATGGGTATCACCAGCTGGAGCACGCTGCGGCTTATTACAACGCATATGCTCCTTTGCTAACCGTTTTGCTTTGACTCGATCAGCCACGGCTACACATAATATTCGCTACGATCACTGATCGTGCTGCCTACTTTACCGGTCAACGCTTCATCGCCAGGGGCAAGCTGACGGCCCTCTTGTAGCTTCCGAACAAAATCTGCTACAAATTCAGAGGCAGGCTTAGCGCGAACTTTAGGCTGCAATCCATCCGATGTAGGAATCATGGCAAAGATATGGAGTGGCTTTTTCTGTAGAAGTCAACTTAATAGAGCAAGGTTTCTGCTCTAACCAAGCTTTAATTCTACTAACCCTTTCCTCTGAGTATAAGGGGTGCCCTTCTTTAAACCACTCAAAAGGTAGGGAGCTAGCCTTAGATTTGTTGCAGGAATTGCAACAACAAGCCAGATTATTCCGTGTATTATGCCCACCTTTGTGCTTGGGGACAATATGGTCAATAGTTGCAGTACTTGAAGTCAGCTGACGCTCACAGTACGCACACTTCCATTCCCAGGCTTCAAAAATAGCGTTTCGAAAACGTTTTCTTGCAATTTTAGGAGTTAAGGCAATTAGCTCAGCAAGCAGGTCGTCTTCGTGAAACATGAATTTTCATGCATCCTGACCTAAAAATATGGTGCATACACCTTCCCCATGCGCTATGCTTGTACTGCCTGGGAGCGTGGCGGAATTGGCATTCGCTGCGGACTTAAAATCCGCTGGTCCTTGACCTTGTGGGTTCGAGTCCCACCGCTCCTACCACGGGATGTAGCGCAGCTTGGTAGCGCATCTGGTTTGGGACCAGAGGGTCGCAGGTTCGAATCCTGTCATCCCGACTTTTAATTGACCAAATCCATGACCAGATTAGTCAGTCAATCCGATTAAATGATCGTCGAGATTTTCTGATGGGTCATAGTCAGCGTCTTCAAGTAGTTTTAAGAGCCAGTGATGGACACGATCAGTCACCCAACGAAGATCTTCGTCCGTGACATTACAGATAATGGCGTTAAGGCGTAGTTCACGGGATGGCTCACGGACATGATCCGCCAGTAATTCCAATGCTCGATGCCTACCGTGATTCAATTCGCCTAGCATTTCAATTATCCTCTTGGCTGCTACAATCTGCGGTTTTATCGTCTTGAACTTTCTTTTTCAAGATGTCCAAAATTTCAAGTGCGCCTTGTACTTTTAGATAGCCCTCTTTTGTGGAGATCAGAGAAGCTTCAGCAATACGAATATCGTCAGCCAAGCTGGCTAGTTGTGCTTTAAGCGAATTCTCTAGGTCAAGAATGGAAGTGTTCATCGTTCAAGTAGAAGGATTCAAAACTGAAATATACAAGCATTCACTCTTCGGTTTTCCGAAGGCGCATAAAACAGTGACCTGTGGCGCCACCATTGTAAAACAACCTAGGATTGAAATGCTCAAAGCAGTAAAGAACATCTTTCCCTGATTGACTACCAGTATCCAACCAGCCGCCATTAATCAGGTCTAACTGCCCCCCTGGATCCTGAACTAGCCATGCAGTATTCGTATACCCTGTTATCAGCACATAATATCCAAAGCCTGACGGCAAGGTACTAGGGCCAATATATGCAATGTTGGTGATAACTGGCCGCCCATTTTTTAGTTCTTTTTTGATGTCCTCAGCATCTGCAGAACTAGTAAAAGTTATCGACAATCCCAACTCACGTAAAGAAATCTTATTAGCGTGCCTAATAAATCCATGATCGTTCTTTGCAACTAAACTTATGTAATCCGATAAATACATTGTCTTGCTCGGTGCCAGGTATGACAGCCAAGAAAAGACGCAGCAGCTAAGCGTGTTTTTTATTTCTGGTTGGTCAGAATAGCCTAGACCAGTATATGGAATATCTGGGAGGTAGATTAAATCGTCTTTTTGAGTGTAGGGGAGAATGGGAGTTTCTGGGGTCAGCCCGTTCCAATGAGTATCCTCTACCCACCATTCACCTAATCCACCAAAGCAGATTTGTGTGTGTCCGTTTTTGTTTTCAATAATGCGATTGACTTTAAAAGTACGACCTTGAGCTATCTTGGCCTTGTCTTCGCGTAAAAGCTTTTCTGATGACAAAGGCTGTTTTTTAAAGCAAGTCTGTGACCTTGACGTGATGTTCATCAATAAACTCCTAATTAGGAGAAAATTAGGAGTTTACCAGAAATTGAAATTACGCACTATGGAACCACTGTAATCTCAGACAATCACTCGTAGAGAATGTTTACGGAGCCGCTGTCAAATGCGTCGGTGCCGTTAACGGTAGTGATGCGGATGCGGTCTAGTGTGCCGGAGAGAGTGATTGAACCTCCGACAAAGAACGTGCTGACACTGGCCGAGTTGGCCAGAGATCCCTCTGCAACCCAAGAATTACCGCTGATGTTGAAAACTCTGATGCAACCGTACAAGATATTTGCACTGTTCCCAGAATTAACGCCAAAACCGTTTGTATAGTTTGCACCTGAGGTCGCGGCACCACTGACTACGACATTCCCTGTACCAAGATATCCGGTGCTAGAAAACGATGCACTTCCTAATTGAAGCAGCCAGTTGCTCGTTCCGTTCGTACTCACCCCGTTAAACATCACCGTCACCCGCTTCACCCAGCTTGGAATCCCGGTGAAGTCGATTACGGTGCCGCTGGTGGTGTTTTGAGCGGTTCCAGAAGTAATTGAACTCGCCCAAATGGGGGGCGCACTTGAACCTTGACTGATGAATGACTGACCAGTTGTACCAGTGTTTGTTCCTGTAGAACCCGGAGAAATTGCGCCAGTTGATGTAATACGCAGCTGCTCCGTACCCCCCTCAACAAAACCGATAGTATCTGCTGCGGGACTATAAATTCCAGTATTAGTGTCACCATTAAATGCAATGCTTGGCGCAGAAGTACTGCCAGCACCGAATGCAGCGGTTAATCCTGGAGCCAGTTTTGATCCAGTAATCGCGCCATCACTGACTGAAACAGCATCAATTGCGTCCCCTTGATATACCCCAAAAAAACTTAAGCCGCCCGCTGGGCTTGTTGTGAACGTAATTTGGTTCCCGTCAACCGTAAAATCAATGCCAGGATTTTGCAGTACTCCGCCGACAGAAATAAAGAGCTGATAAACTGTCGCTGGTGTTAACGCAGCACCTCCCGTCGTTAAATTAAACGTGACATTGCCGCCGTTGAAACCAGCGGAAATATCATCTAATTTACGATTCTGCCCTTTTAAAGGTTGGACACCAAGATACGCCACAACTTACTGCACTTTTTTTTATTTTAAAGGCTACAACCATAGGGGCAGCGGTGCAGTTGGTCAGTGCATGGTTTGTATAAAGACAAGTCAGCGCGTCTAGGTTTTGATGCACCCCAAAAGGGCGATGTTTCGAGGCCGGGTTTCAGCGCTGCCGCTATTTCCGATGCTGATGCCGGTTACATTGGATCCCGTAGAAACTGTCCGGGTACCTGTATTGGCACCACCACCACCTTGCCCACCTCCGGTGCCGTCGTTGGTTTGATCGGAGTGAGCGTGCCCAGGATCACTGACTGAGTGCGTGTGACTCTGATAACTCTGAGCTTGGTTTGAGCCCATGACACGACCGGAGTCAATGCCGCGTCCGTCGTCCCAGCCACGCACAAACTCACCCCGAAGGTCCGGCAGGTTAAACGTGGTGGAGCCGTCGCCGGATCCGTAGGTGGTACCAATAGCACTAAACAGCGTGGCGTAGGTAGTGCGGCTAATGGCAGCGCCGTTGGCTTTCAAATAGCCGGTCGGCGCTGTGTTACAGGCAGTATAAATCACCGTGCCAGCAGGCACTTGAAAAGTTGGACCGGAAGCGGTGAATGTACCTACATTTACACCACCACAAGTAATGCCAATCTGATCTCCACCTACTCGGTAAAAACCTGTATTTGTATCAGCATCAAAAGTAATTGAAGGAGCAGTTACACTACCATCTGGGAAATTCACTCCTACATTAACGTAATCAGCTCCGGCAAGAACTGTACCAAAGAATGCCCATCCAGCAGTTGGAGCTGAGGCAAAAACAATATTTGTACCAACAAGATTAAAGCCAGTAGCGCCACTTGGATCTGGCTTTTGCACTACGTTATTAACAGAAATAAGGCACTGCTGTGGGTTAATTGGGAAGGGTACAGGCGCAGTACCGTTAATTCTTAACGCAAAAGTCTTTAGAACTCCGTTAAAACTACCGCTGATATCATCAATAATTCGGTAGCTAGGAAAAGCAACCTGGATGTCATTTCCAATGTAAGCCATTTTACCGTTATTTTTCCTCTATTGTATTCCGGCCCAGTACAAGGGGGCGTTCCAGTCAATTAAAAGCCAGGAACTATGGAGTTTGGTCAAGATAACTGATTGAGATGTCCAATGCCGAACTGGTATCAGCACGAGCCCGAAGAACATCACTGGATTCGACGATGACCTTGCTACCACTGATTAACTCCAGAGAAGATCCTGCAGGCACAGGAGCATTACGGATTAAGTAAATATCGTCGCCTGTCGTAGTTACCAAGTAGACATCAACATTAGCGCTGTTACTGGATTTATTTGCCACCATCACACTTAACAAAACAAGCGTAGACGTAGAAGCTGCCGTCAATACGTTTGTCGTAGGATTGCTGACGGCATCGGTAACCAAGCTAGACTTGGTATCCATTCTGAATGTACTAGCCATATCAGCTTAGAGCAACAATAAGTGCGAGGTTGTCGGAAGAAGTGAAATTTCCGGTTAATGTCAGATTGCCTGCAATGGAAACGTTATTGACAAACGTAGCACTACCAGACGAATCTATTGTAAGTCTAGTAACACCGCCAGTAACAATAGCGATCTGATCAGGACCAGGGCTGATAATCCCTGTATTAGGGTCGTTAGCAAATTTTAAGGCGCAGCTGGTTAAAGAACCTGGGGACAATGCTGAATTTGTTCCATCTTCCCTTAAAAGTGGATAACCGCCTAATGCTAAACCATCATGGACAACGCAAGTATTTTTGGTTGTGTCAACCGTAACTTCGCCTACGGCACCAGAAAACACATTGCTTTCGCCAGTATTCCCGCGCCTGAATTGTACTTGTGTTGACATAAATCTATCCTAAGGTGACATCAATTTTACAAGGTCACTACTAGCAGCAGATGTATCCGCACTAGATTCATGACACGCTTCGATCTACGGTCTCACCTTCAAATCATTCTAAGTTGTTAACTCCCTTAGAATAAGAAGAAAAGACACGTCCTAAAGTGCCAATAGAAACTATTGTCGCCGTGCTTTCTGGTAGCGTTGGTGCCTTTGCAGGTCTATCGAGAGCTTTGTCCAACTTCAATCGCAGGATAGATAAACGCTTTGAAGTATTGGAACGAGGGCTGGACAATCTAGAAGATCGGGTAATCCGCGATTACGTGTTGAAGGAAGATTTCCTGCGTGAAATGCAAGGAGTACACAACAAACTTGATCGTATTTTAGACCATATCTTGAATTCGACTAAAAATTAAATCGCCACCCAAGCGGCAGTTGTTGAGTTATACATAAACAGACCAGGAATTAGATTATCGTAGTGGAGTTGGCCGTCAACAGGGTTTACAGGTTTTCCATTACTCCGGGACGCCACGGCTTTAGCAGTTTGCCACGTGGTACCATCAAAAAGTTTGTGTATGTAAGTGCTAGACGTATCCAGCCACGATTCACCTTTACTGTAAGAAGCGAAACCAACAGATGGTGAGTTTGGGGCGCTTGCACCAATAAATGTAGGACCAACTTTGATTAGTCCAGTAGAGGGTCCAGCAGTATTGTCAGCAAAATACAACCCAGGGTCTCCAGGATTGTTGTTTACCGCCAACTCTGCCACTCCAAGACGAATAGGATATGGCCTATCAAAAAGGAGGCTGGATCGGCGACTAAGAATTTGAACAGCCATGGCTAAGTATTGATGTAAGGACCGGAATCAACTACCGTATCCTGTGCCGTAAGAGGATTATATGTACTGCATTCTATAGCACTTACCGTGGCCGGGTCTTCGATCGGGGCACCATTCAGATATTCTCCACCTTGGATGATACCGAATCGAAAATTGGTGGTGTAATTAACCAAAGGTTCATTCAACATCCCAAATTTATTGCCTTGAATAAGGGTTGGATCAATATTCAAGAGTTTATTCATCATTGCAGTCATACGTTGTGTACTATTCAGCAACGTACCGTTTCGATCCAACTCGCCCGAAGAATTTCTCCTTATCTCGTCCGTCATCATCATGGTGACAAGTTGAGGGTCAAAGTTGGCTACTTGTTCGGGTTGATTTTGAGCTCCAATAATAGACTTACCTCCTACCCACTTCATACCTTGCTGCATCATGAGCAAACGTTCTGCAGCTAACTTCACTCGCTTATTTTCTTTTTCAAAGTTACGATAAAAAGTATCAAGGTCGTCCCCAATAGGCTTATCACTGGGCTCCAGCAACCAAGAATTTACATATTCATGTTCAGTAAGATTACTCACCGTGCAATATCCACCAGTTGTACCACTGAATGGATAAACGACGACAAAATTATTAGAATCAATGACGCTAGTAATGGTGTAACGACCTGACAGAGCATTACCGCTTGTGAAATCTAGATCAACCTTTGTGTTAACTAGCAATCCATGATTTAAAGCATTTATGGTAATATTTGGACCTGACTGTACATACCTTGCTGCTATAGCAATCGGCTGATTTCCTTCATCATGCACCAAAGAGAACATGGCTGCGTAGATGTGCTTACACCAACGAAGCTGGTAATACATTAAGTTTGGGAACGAAGTCTCCGCTTTATCCTTGTAATCAGGAAGTTGATAAAAATTATTGACTGTTACGTAGCCGAGGTCTCCAAATACACCTACTTGATCCCTTTCGTTGGTAAGAGTTCCATCTTTACTTAGGCGTTGCCCTGGCTTTGTGGAAGTAATAGGTGTGACAGGGAATCTACGGTTGCGTAATTCTTCAAAAAGGCTGTAACCAGAGCGTCTTGAAAAATCTTGGCATGAGCATTGCCATCTTAGTTCAGTCGTCAGGAAGCGTCCTACAGCAAAGCCACGGTGTGCAGGAATAACAGTCTCAGGTATCCCATTAGGTGTACGTGACCCGTAGCTGTCATCTCGTTGGAAAATAATTTCATTGGTAGAGGCATCAGTACCTTTAACCGTATAACCAACATAATCGTCGTAGCGATAACCAGGAATCATCCTGCTCAAAACTAGACTTCCTGTTGTTGCTCCACTGTCAATTGTTATAATTGTTAGCTGAGTGGGGCTGGTTACCGTAATGGTGTACTGGCCAGACTGTACAAGGCCGCTAATAACTGCAATGAAAATCGTATTGCCAGTAGAAAGGCCGTGCGCTGCAGTACAATTAATCGTTACTAACGATCCGATGCGCGTGTAAGTCGATGCAATCCCTGGGTCACGCTCTATAACACGATCAGCTAAACGTTCCCCAGCAAAAAATGAAACAGGAGTAGGCAGATACCTCAGCCGGACTCTTGTAGTCGTCCACCTTTCGTCATTAAAAACTGTAGACAAATAGTAGGTAACATTCCCACTTGTCGTCAGGCTTGCTCCAGCAGTAACCGTAAACGTATTTTGTGTTTTTGAAACAATTGGGAGCGTAGCATCACTTGCCGAGCCAGACATAAAGTCTAGGTAAATATTCTCACCAATAAGCAATCCATGATCAGCTTGAAAGACTGTAATTGACGAGCCACTCTGACTATATGAAGTAGTAACAGGCTCGCCTAAATACCTTACCGCCCTAATAGGTAATCCAAAATTATAAAAATTAAAGCCATTGGTATCACGCATCCCTACCATCTGCTCGCCAATTTCTTCGTTAGTAGAGGGGAACGTAAATACCCGTGCTGGGATGAAGACTCCAGGAAACTGCTGGTAGGCACAGTACATCCTATAGTCGCCACGAGAAGCCCTCTCATTGGCAAAAGACCCTAGTACACTCTGCGTGATTGTATAGAGCTCGTAGCCGCGCCTCCAACGCGCCCACAGAGAATCTTGATCGTAGAAGTGGATTCGACTTCTAAATGAAGGATCTTTTGGCGTGAATTTAAACGGATTTTCGTCTAATACAAAATCCGGTACTTTGCGGAACTGCTTATCGTCGTCAAAACCCTTGGAAAAACCATTGAAGTTCGATTTTGACGACGGGTTGAATCCACCAACTCCAAATGGCATTGATTTAGATCAATAGTATCCAGCTTGAATGCCGACGTAAAAACCATTGGTCAAAGAAGTTGAACCATTGGTGGCAACATACAAGGCTTGACCACGCTGCAGCATTAACCCACGAATTTTGGGGGATGTTGTGCTGTTAGCGCTGGTAAAATTTGCGCCGGACTGCACTACAGGATGGTTAATCAGTGGCAGGATGTTCTTTTCAGTTAAGCTGAAATATTGATTGTCAAATGTTGATGGAATACTGGCGGTGAACAAAGGGAAAAACTGGTTAACATTCGTGACGATGCCAGTGGTCACCAAGTAGAAGCAAAAATCAACAGGTTGGTAAACACTGACGTTCCCAGTAATAGGCCCAGAGACAGAAGTAGCCGTCGCACCAGTAAATGTCGTTGGGGTGATTGCGGTGACGGTAATAATTTCATCGGCAGGAAGAGAACCTGAGCTGTAGCTGGTGTAATCTAGGTAAACTTTTTGACCAACCTGAAGATTGTGACCAGCAAGGGTTACAGTTACAGTCGTACTGTTGGCGGAATACGTACCAACGCCCGCCGCTTGTGCGTCCGTAAAAATATTGGTTTTCTTGCTGTATTGGAACCAAATTTCGTCGATATAGGCACCACTGATCGAGGTGTCCGTCAATGACGAATCCACATCAAATACTTTAGTGGCGTTACCAACAGCAGTTGGAATCAGGCTCGTAGAAAAAGACTGCCCAGATGCGACAGATACCAAGGTTGACGAGGTTGCCGGCCTGTCAACCATTGCCGGCATTTTGTTGCTAGATGAGCTGGACAAGGATCTGCTCTTATGTGTTCTTAAAAATTATTGTAGCGCAGATGCCTTTCGGTTTTCTTGTTTTTTCCTTTTCTTGAATGCCAGCCAGTGCTTAAAATATTGAATCTCAGCAGGAGTATAAAGTTCTGGATTTTTAAGCGCCTGCTTTACCAGCTTTTTCTTTTTGGTCACGTTTAGACTCCTTACTTCTTTCTTCTACTCTAACGCGAGCTTTCTTGACAGCTTCTTTCCGTCGCATTTTGTCATCTTGATTTTTTCCGTCATTCCCCTCTTCACCTTTCTTCTTGAAATGAGCCAAAAGCTCAGGAGGCATTTTGTTCTTACCGGACATGCAATTTATCTGGACCTAAATACATTCTAGACTTATTCACTACCAAAGCAAATCTCAATATTACTGAGGGAGGTCAGGTGTACGCATTTCCGCTGAGCCAATAGCTGGCAAAGCAGGAGCGTTGAGCGTACCTGACGACTGGACTAAATCTAAATTCATTACGTCCCCAGCCATGCGCAGTTGTTTAGAATTTCTCCTTGGCAAACGACTGCCTACTGCATAGTAAGCACCTGGAAAATTGGGGTCTCCAGCTGTTGCCTGAAAATCACCTTGATTTGTCTTTAATGGGGCCTCATAAGGAAGTTTGCTTAAATCAAGCCCTACAAGATAACCTAGTTTTTCTCCAGCTGTTCTCATTTACCTTTTCTCCTGCTTGCTAATTCAACAGCTTTTCGTGCTTTCTTGGCGCGTTCAGTGTTAGCAACAAATTGCTTTCCTTCCCTTGATCCCCTTTTCTTTTTCTCATCGGTTTGGCGACGTTCTTCTGAAGAAAGCTTGGCCCATGCCGCTTCTGGTAAATACCTTTCGGTGCTCTTTTTCCCAGGTTCTATTGCCTTGTCTGTAGTCATTGCTCTTAAATTAAATAGGGTTCATCATTTTTTCTTCTCGTATTCGTCTTTGGTCATCCATTTTTGGTCTCCCCAGTTCTTCAAGGATTTTTGTCCCTCTGTTTTTTCTCCTTTGTAACCACCACCTCTTTTTTTATACGCTAAAGCTAAAAGTTGAGCCTTCCTAGCGCTCCATTGGCCTGGTTTGCCACCTTTAGAGCCTGCTTTAATTTGATTTTTTAAACGTTCTCGTAACTCAGGTTTTGTATACGCCATAAAAATCACTTTGCGTAGGATTCCGGCTCAAGGCCACAGGAGGTACTGGATCGCTGTGGGACCGAATAACTTCTCGGTAGTAAGCAGGATTGTTGAGTTGGAACCTAGGCTCTTCAATACCATTATACGCCACAACATGAGGACAATTGATATGCTCTTCTGTTCGTTTCAAATTAAATGGGTCAGAAAAACCAGCCGTTGTGAGGCTGCCATCTCCGTACAGGTTGCCATACTTCACTGGGAAGCTAGGATCATATCCAGGAACAGCAGCAAATCTCACGTCAAGTAGTTAGGGGTTTGGAACATTGCTTGGGACAGAATAGCTACAGGGTCAATACCAGAATTAATTCCTCGCGATTTCCCTGTCATACTGGCAATGTAATCAGATAAAAAGGCATCTTTGTCTGTACCTGAACGCTCTTGACCAGGGATGATGATGTAAGTATTACCTGGCTGCTGCTGAGGTTGCTGTGGCTGTACAGCCGTTGCAGGGGACGCTCCAGGCATCACGTCGGTTAGCCGACCGGACGGGTCCTTGGTTCGACCAGTAGCTAACCATTCCAGCTGTTGATCACTAATTGTCTTTTTACCTGGCAGCGCCAAATGAACGTGAGTGTCGTGACCCTTATCTCCTGGACCAAGTGCTTCGTTGAACACACCAAGTTTTTTTGCACGCCAAGATAGCTCACCTGTTCGTTGCTTCCAAGAAATTGGTTTACCGCCTTCATAAGCAGGTGCAACATCCGGCCGCCAATCGGTTACGTCAATGGCGGCACCACCAGGGGCATAATGGTAAGAACCTTTTGCATGGCCGCCAGATACCCCTCCAAATGCAGGGTTTTCGCCAACCTTTAACCCGTACTTTTGCAGGAACTTACCAATGTCAACAATGCTGCGCTCTGCCATTACATTTCACCCCCCAGGTAATTAGGGGTTTGGAATGCTGCTTGAGTTAAAAGAGCAACAGGATTGATACTGGATTGGATTTTGGGTGTATTCCCAGCAAATAGGTTGGAAATGTAATCACCAAGAAAAGCTTCGGGTTTGTTCTTTTGGTCTGCAAAGACAATAAATGTTTGGCCACCAGGTTGTTGCGCTGGTGCTCCTGAAGGCTGCCCTGAGATTGGTTGAGAGGGCTTATCACCTAAAGCTGCTGTAGCTTTTTGTGCTTCCGGTAAAAATTGTTTGTACTGTCCTCCTTTATAGACGGACCATGCCCCTAAACCCTGGCTTGCTAAAATTTGCTTTGCAGCTTTAACGTTTGTTTCCGGATTAAAAAGATCTTTTTCACTTTTTAATCCAAATTGTTTCATGCGGGCAGGTCCAAGACCCCCATGCATGTTTACTTGAAACAAACCATAAGAACGATCACCGGTTTGAGCATTTGGATTGAATGCTTGCGTGCGGCCACCCGATTCAGCCAAGCTGATGGCTGTCATCGTTGGGATCTTGTCTTTTGCAAACCCTTGTTGCTGAAGAAGAGATGCAATTTGTTGTGCGTTCAAAGGAGACATAAGTTTGCTGTATTCTTTGGCGTCAACGGAAGTTGGTTTCGAACATAAGGCGAGTGCCGACAGCAACGTCAGCGGGGCCAGGAAGCGCTTGAATAAATTCAGAGCCTTCCCGATCGAACCGATACCGAGCTTGCTCGGGGTTTCGGTAATTGGGTACATAAAGATGGAGAGCTAGTCGATCCGTCTCGTATATGTAAATTGCCGTCCAGGTTTTCAGCGTGTCCCTAAAATCTGATGTTGCAATCGTCCGGTCAACGTCACCAGCGATGGATTCGATACGATTACGAGGAACTGTGTTATTGTTCACGCTGCCTGTCATATCGGTGCGCTTTTCTGCTTCGTCGCACCGACTGATTTGTTCGACAATCTTGCTATACCAGAACGAATCTGGGATGTTGTTGACAGCTTCCTCAAGCCTCGCTAAATCGCCAGCAGGGATCGATGTGGTGTTGTATCCCAGGTGCCAGCGTACTTTGGATTTGAGGAAGCTATCGAGTTGCATTACAGAATACTAATGCGTCGAGGTGGTTAACCTCTATTAATAGATTAACACGACGCATTTACCTATTCTACCTACTCAACGCGAACCAGGTTATCTTTGAAGATTTCTTCCCAGTCAACTCTTTTAATCGACTTGAGTTGCTCTAACTTAAGGAATTTTTCGCCGGGCATCGATGTTTGCAGATCTTTAATATCCCGCGCTGTTTTCAATCCCACTCCAGGAAGTGCGTCAGCTATTTGCCTTGCAGAAGCAGTGTTGATGTTGATCCTTACATCAATAGGGAAGGTCTCGCGTGTTGTTGGTTTGGCAGGTTTCACGCCTTCTGACTCCAGCTGTGCGGTCAGGCGCTCTTCTGTCCGGATTTTTTCGTTGGTGGCTTCAAGATGAGGGGTCAAGTCGTTTTCTTCGACATAAATCACCTCATCTTGAGAATCCACACACATGAAGATACCGTCACCGTGCTTGGAAACAACTTCGACGATACCGCCAGTTGGTTTGTACTGATAAAGCATTCCGTAGAAATAACAGCTATCAGTACAATACCAACCTTAACTTTGCTACGCCACTAATCAGATGTCGTCGCCACCCACTTGGGAGGCGAAGTCAATCTTGTCCTCAATATCGCGCCAGGCAACAGCGGTTTGGGGACGGATGTAGTTCACGCGGCACACCAGGTAACCGGCACGGCCAGCATCCGAATCAGCTTGGCTGATGAAGATACCATCGCCGTTCACCGAGGTATCGGTAATGGCGTTGACGTTAAACACCCGGAAGGTGGTGTCAGCGGTCACCTTATACATCAGGCTGTCGGCAAAGTTAGCCGCAGTGATACCAGCCGTAGTGACAACGGTGGGGAAGGGCAGACCGGCAGCGGTGGTACCACTCAGGCCCTGAGCAAACAGGGAGCTTGCAGCAGTGATGCTGGAAGTAGCAGCAGCCAGACCGTTCGCCTGGGACGAAGGAATACCAAAAGGCACACCACCGTTGTTAGGACCAAGCACCAGAAGTTCGGTAGAAGTACCACCGATATTGGCAGTGACAGGGTCAGCAGGGAAGCCGGAAACAGTGTAATCTTGCGCAACGGCAATCGAAGCACCGATCACGTAAGCAGGACGAGCACTGCTGGCGTTTACAACCAGAGAAGTGCGGTTGTCCCGTACACGGTCGTCAGGACGACGATCTGGGGAAGGGACAGTAATGTCAAAACTCTTGAAGGAAGCCTTATCAGCTGCCAGGTTACTGATCTTCACATAACCGATCAGTTCGAAAGCTTCAACACCAGGCCAACCATACACACCCTCGACGTTAAAGCCGGAGAGACGGTTGATTTGATTACCGGGCTGCAGGATAGCGCCAGCGTTTGACTTGTAAGTAGCCATTGTTAGTTACCTCCTCAAACGATGGTGAAAGCAGCGGTGATGAAATCCTTGTTCAGGTTTGCAAAACCGGCGTACAGTTGCCAAATCAGAATGATAAAGCGGCTGAAGTCGTCGTTGTTGTTGATCAGAACCTGAGCGTTAGGACCACCGATGCCCACGCCAACGGCCTGAGGACCGAAGAAGAGCGCGGGAGGGGTTGTGTGGCTGACTGCGCCAGCGCCGTCACCAATGTCGACGGTGATGGACTTATCAGCAAAGTTGGTGGATTCGAAGAAACGTACACCTTCAAAAACGAAGCCAGAAGGCATCACCGGCTCGCCGGCAACGAACTGAGCTTGGCCGTACTGGCCACCACCATAAATGGCTTGGTTAGGACCCATGGCGCCCATCAGGGGGTTGCCTTGGCCCATGCCAGGATAGCGTGCCACTTCACGGAAACCTTGGTCAGCACGCAGATCCTTCATGAAGGAGGGATCAGCAATACAACGATAGTAACCGTCTTGGAACACAGGAACGTTACGCTTCCGGAGTTGCTTGACAACTTCCAGAAGGTCGGTCTTCACGTTGAACTTATAACGCTCCGAAGCATATTCGGTAGCGCTGTAGGAGTTCAGAGCGGTGGAGCTGCTACGGGTCTTGCCGTTGGGGTAGTAGTAACCACCTTGGCTGTCAGAGGCGGCACCACGAGCTTCGGACTTCGAGAATTCGTCGAGGAAGACACGATCGCGCCAGCGACGATAGTCGTCCAGCAGAGTCAGCGAACCGATGGACTGGTGGAACATGTTAAGGTTCCCGGTATCCAGCAGCAGGCGCTGAGCGGTCATCAGAGTCTCACGAGCAATCTTAAAGGTGCTCGGGAGGTTGGAGTTGTTCGGGTCAGCAGGGCCGGTGTACTCACGCAGAGACACAAGCACCTTGTCCTTAACGATGGAGCGGCTGTTGGCCGTACCAATCGTTTGGTCTTGGGTGCGCTCACGCTGAGTCTTGGTCCCAGGGTTGCCCCAGAAACGGTACCGGTCTAACTGAACAGTTTGGCCGGGCTGTTTAGTGAAGTCGTGGACAACGACAGGCTCAGCTGCCATTTCCACAATATAAGCTGGGTGGGGACGGTACAGCTCCGCGCCCAGCAGCTTCGGGAAATCGTTATCAATAAACATGTTGGTTACTCAGCGTAGGTTTAGCTGATACCCGAGGACAAAAATCCTCTACAAGATGGAACTTTTATTCCACTAGAAAAATTATAGCAGTGCTTTATCAATCCCGGTTATTTAAGCTTCGGGATTGTAAGTCAGAGGAAGAGTATTTCCTCCGACCAGATTGCCTGCAGAATACATGGTTGGGGGCATAGCACCCATCCTGTGATAAGGATTCACAGCCTGTGGCTGCAAGGCAATCGTTGAAGCTTGGATCTCAGGATTGATTGCAGCGCTACCAGCCTGCTGGGCCTGAGCTGCCATCACAGCAGCGGCATTTTGAGCCTTGGCTTTAGCTTTCGTAGCTTTAGATTTAGCCTTTTTAGCTTTAGATTTGTCCATCAGCGGCGACCATTCTGTTTGGGTTGTGGGGGAATAATACCAAGTGGAAGTTGGCCCCGCATTGGCATCATCTGTGTCAGCATTAACTGTTCATTTGCTAACATTTGATCTTGCGTGATCTGAGTTGCTTTAACAGCGCGATCCGTAAACAAACCGTTTGCAGGCAAAGGAGAGCCCGGAAGATTTAATTTCAAATAAGAAGCATCCAGATTGCGGGACATTACAGGCTGAGGGGCACGGGGGTCACCTACGACAGGGCCGGCACCAGCACCACGCACCATTGCATATTCATCGGTATTACCAAACTGAACTTGCTGGGCAAGGTCCATGCCGCCAAAAGCAATTAAAGATGGCGAACCAATAGCGCCCCCTGCTGTACCGATCCCAGCTAAAAACTGTGAGGCTCTTTCGCCTACACTAGTTTTTTTGGAAACCATAATTATTCTCCATTAACCAATATTTTAAACTCTATAGATCAACATTGAATAAAAAAGGGAAAAGCTTTCGCCTTTCCCTTGTGCAACACTTAGTTGTTTTCTAGCTAAATGCCATTTATTCAGATTCCTGATATCACTCCATTACCAGGAGTTTTTGGCGGAACACTTCAGGGTTTGTCGAAGCTTGATTCAGATAACGCCAAGCATTAGCAGGGTCACGCTCAGCTAAGGAACCAAAGCTGTTCCAGAAATCGCCGGGATTTCCTTGGGCTTGAGGAGCCGGAGGAACAGGCATTTGAGGGCGTTCAAACTGCTGAGGTGCGGCAGCAGGGCGCTGGAACTGTTGACCAACAGCCTGAGGAGCACGAACATATCCAATCTCCTCATCGGGGATTGGATAAGGACCGTTTTCACCGAAGAACTCGCAAGTGTAGTCTGCCAGTACATCCGGGTCAGTCAGGATGGTCTCATAAGCTTTGTGCTCAGCAGACATTTCCTGCAGCAGATTAACAGCCTCAATCAACTGACTGTTGGTTGTAATCAGAGCATCCTCCAGCTGGCAAGAGTAATTGTTCAGGATGGCCGGAACATCCGGGCCAAAATGATCAATAACTTCAAGACTTGTTTCGCTTACCCCGTTTGCCAGGAGTTGCTGGGGGCTGATTTCCTGAGAAGTTTGGGAATAACCGTTGGAGTAGGCCTGGTTGCTGTTGATCCCAGGCATAGAGGTCGGCATCCCCGCGTTGCTGTATTGGGGAGCCACCTGGGAACTGTAGTTGGCCGGAACGCTTGCTTGGCTCTGCGCCGACTGTTGACCCTGGAATGGGAATTGAACTGGCGAGCTCAGGAGTCCCACTACCCGGTTGAACGCCTCCTTGTAGGGATTCTCCGCTTGTGGGGCCGCTTGTGGGGGTGCCTGGTACCCCTGGGGGTAAGACGGCGTAGGGCTGGACTGGTAGCTGGGGACCCCCATCTGGGCCTGCATTTGAGGGGCGGGGGCCGCCATCTGCTGGTAAGGAGCCACCCATTGGGAAGTTGTTGAAACTGCCGGGGCCTGAGCCGCCGTCTGCTGGGTCACGGGAGCCGCGTAGCTGATCGGCTGGGTCTGGGATACTTGGGGTGCCGATTGGGTCGGCATTACGGTATCGGCCTGCATAGGTTACCTCTTTTTGTAGGCTTTCGAGAGTTCGGTAAAGGAAGGGGGTGAGATCTAGTCTCGGATCCGCAGCCATTGGGAGATTTGGTTGCTGCGGATGTGGTGTCCGCATCTCTTGATTTACGAGATCAATAAATGCGGAGTAGGCCCTCTGTACTTCCCCTACCATTCGGAATGGGAAACCGGAGAGCATGCCCGCGATTTCATCATCCGTTTTCGAAGGGAATAAATACTTCAGTGCTTCAATGCTATCAACACCTAACTCTTGAAGGTTGCGAGTAAAAATAGATTGATTAAGTTTGTCTTGTGCAGTGTCTTCATAAACAGGACCCATCCAACGCCAGCAGACAGTTCTGTCCCCATCTGGTGCCAATCCCAAGACACCATCAGGAATAGTTTTTGTCTCAAGTGCTGTAGAAATCGCCTTTTGTAATTTCTTTTCGTAAGTAGCCTTAGCCTTTTCGTATTTAGCTTGCTGGGCGGGATCCTCAAGATCTTCAGGAGGATCGGGATACTTAATGCCAGATGCGTAAGCAAGTGTCTTGCGGAAGATCTGCTCCTCCTGAAAAACCATCAATTCAAAACATTTGCAAATACCATAGGTATAAAGTTGCAAACATTTTTTCTTTGCAGTTGCACTTACTCGTCCATACGCCGATTTAATTTCCGTAGCTGTTACATTGGTAATACTGAGGTCGTCAATACCACCCAATGCAAGCCGGATTTCACTGCGCAGTTGTTCCGAGTATCGGGCCTGGTCTGTGCTTACTGCATTTGGAGTAATAAAACCAACACGATCAGTTGGCTCCAGGTTAGCAATCACACGTGGCACGCGCATGCCTGTTCCTGGCTTACCAATATAACCAGGTGGCTGACGAGTTACGTTATCTTGCTTATACGTCGAGCTGGAAAGAGAAAACTCTGATTGGAACCCAGACTGGCTAGAAATACTGGGACGCTGTACAACATCACCATCCGCCTTCTCGATAATATCTTGCTTGGGGCGAGACGAAAGTAAGGTTGGATTACCAAAGAACGACAGGTTAGCCCTGATGTTCTTGACCATCTCATCGTGCGCCAGAATCTGGTTGGCCATCCATTCAAATTCCCCGGCCCCATCGGTGCCAAAGGCATCTGGATTGTTAAAGACTTCAACACAAGGAATAAACTCCATCGTGTTGACAACCGTCTTTTTGTCAAAAACGCCAAACTCCATGGTTGGCATGTCAAACGTAATTTCCTGTTCGCTGTGATACTCTTCGATCTCAGTGGCAGTAATACGAAGACGCATGTAGCGCTTATCCGTGGAAAGGCCTACACCCTGAAAACCTCGGGTGGATTTAACCTTATACGGATAGATGATAATGACCTCCTCTAAGTCCCCCTCTGGACTGTAATACGTTCGATAGGAGTCCTTGTCAAACCAATAAAGACGATAAGTTTTCTTGGTAGGTCGAATGTAAAAAAGACCCTTCCCGTAAGAAAGAAAACGATCCCAGATGGAATCAAGCCTAGCGTCTAGCTTGTTGAACTTAATTACTTGCTGGATAAAGTCGAAACGTTGCGTGCCGAAATTATCCTGCTCAGGATAGAACTCCACCCCCTGGCGGATCCCAAACATCTTCATTTGGGACAGGTGTGCATTCACCAGCATGGTGTCTGCCTCCCCTGTACCATCGCGGGTTACCACCGCTTTGAGGATAGCGTCTAGGGCGGATTTACTGCTACTATCGCTCATTGATTTCTAGAGGTCTGATTATTCTTCAATATCGTAGCCAGCCGCAAGGCGTTTGAGGGTGATAATGTCATCCTCCACTTCAAGTTCAAACCTTTCGTTCGGTTGCAGTGCCAAATCATGGCACAACTCGTCGGGAAGTGGAATGACAGCAGAACCGTAAGCGTCCTGCTCAAGCTCTACGTTGTAATAGCTGGTGGACATTGGCGAGTGATTTCTTTAGTTTAAATCGTCAATACTCTAACCTTAGTACTCCAACTCCAGTTTTCCTCTGGTCATCAACCCATTACAGAGCCATACTAAGGCGTCAACGCAGTCGTCGTGGGAGCTAACACCAAAGTTAACAATCTCATCGGTTAACGGACCAAACCTTCTGAATTTGTTGAAGATAATTTTACGCTGTTCAAACAGGCCCATAATGCCACGGAAACGTGCAACCTTATCCCCGCGAAAACCTTTGACTGCGTGCCAATTCACGTTGTACAACCCATGATCACCTAAACAGATTCGCTTAAAGTCTGCCTCCAAGGAAGCTTGATAGGCTACCGCCTCTGACCAAACGTCAATGTTGCTGCCTGTAGGGAAATATTGATTTTTATCTTTGTGGACAACACCCCATTCTTCCATCATCTCCATCATGGCTTCTAGTTTTTCCAGATTGCCCATGATGCGAAGGCGCTTGCAGTCAATAACGTGGATTTTATCCCCGACACGACCACCCATGACAAAGACGGTGTAGTCGTTTCGTTCCCTGACACCGGCGGAGAGGTCAACCCCAATACCAAGAGAATCAAACTGGGTAGCAATTGCCCCTTTAACAATTAGGTCAGGTGAGAGTGACAGCTCACTGGTCTGAACAATATGATTTTGATATTGAAAGCTAAAAGCAATTGGAGCTTGGCGTCTACGATCCTGTAGATATTCCAAAGACCACATTTCAGGCCAGTAAGAGATCTCATCTCCTTGATCATTTATAGTGATGGCAGACTGAACAATTTGCACCCAGTCATTGGCTGGCGTGAAAGTTGAATTATGGATGTCGTCGTGACGAAATCTAGTACCTAAGCAGATAGCACGACCACCTTCAAACATGGTCGGGACGATAACAGAGTTCCAGTTATCTTCCATGGCGACACGGATGTCCCTGTTTTTAATATCGTCCGCACTCTTAATAGCGTCATCAATGATGCATAGGTGGCTACGCTTAGAAGTCACCGCGCCTTTTAGACCGGCACAGCAGACTGTAAATTCTTCCTCACCAGTCGACTTAATCCCAGCAAACTTCCAATCAATGCTCCAATATTCGTTGGAATTAATACCTTTAGCAATTTTTACGGTTGGAAAGATTTCTTTGTAAGCCTTGCTTTCCTCGATTATTCGTTTAATGGCTGCGCTCTTAGGGCGGGCAACGTCAACTGTGTATGAAATATATAGAATCTTTAATGGTTTTTTATGCAAAGCGTGGATGCCAACTGCCCACGCGGTGTATAAACCCAAAATGGTAGATTTTGCCGATCCACGTGGAGCCAAGATGTCGATATTTGGTCCACCGATGCCGACTAAGCATTCAGTATCTTTGCCAGTACAGAGGTAGCGGTGCCATTCCTTATGGTGAGTGGCTGGTGGCTTGTCCCCGACCACATCGCAGAAATAAGCAAAATCCACCCGCGCCCGTTCAACGTCAATGTCTGTTGTTTTTTTTACAACTTGTTGCTTTGCAGCAGCGCGTGCTGTGCGTCGATATACAGAATATAGAGAAGTACCCGCCACGGAGATCAAATAACCCCACATTGGGGTAATACCACCCCATATCGGGGTGATACGACCCTAGCTTAAGCTATTAAACCTTAGGATTCTTCCGCCAAGATCTTGGTCCACACACCCATCGATGCTTCTTGGAGTGGGCCTTCGATGGGATCATCCCGGAAGATAGAAAGCATCTCCCTTAATGCACGGTCCGCACCAGCAAGAATTAAACCCTGTTTATCCATTAATACCTTTTCATCATTTATCTGTTTAATTGCCCCTCTTAATTCTTTCTGCAACATAGCAATTCTCGCAGTACCCATGTCCTGCTTTACCATTCCTCTGTCGATGGCAACCCTTAACTTGGAGATATCTTGCTGCATGGAATCAATTTCCATCTCCAAGATCTGATTAAAATTACGCTTTTTGTACTCTTTCTTGCCCCATTCATCACATTCGACAATGGTACCTGTAAACCCGAGGAATCGGGCATACAGGTACATCTGAATTGGTGAGCTGCTTTGTTTGCAAAAGGCAAGAAAGGATTCTCGGTCTTTGTCAGTTAAACCTTGAATCCATTCCGTCATGTTCGGTACTGGCCTTGCGCCTGCTCGTAATCTCTATTCTCTTTATAGCGCCGGAACATCTCCTGCTGCAAGTCTGTGGTCCGCTGTTCACTTCCGGTTGTTTCGATACCCTTACGCTGCTCTTCACCGCTGACACGAGTGGTTGCGCGTTCTTCTGCACCTGCAGTTCCTAACCCTAGACGATATTGCTCGCCAGTGGCGCCAATACTAGCTCGTTCCTGCTCACCTTGTGATGCGTACCCTAAACGCTGTTCCGCACCAGTAGATTGAGTACGACGAATATCTTGACCAGCAAAGAACTCAGCATTGGTACGGTCTAATTGCGCACCTAACTCCATATTCAATCGTTGCTGTGCCCCGCTAACCTCATTAAGAGCAGTCTGAGTTTGCAGCGACTGGGTAGGAACCGGAGTCGGCGGGGGCGGCGGCGGAGGCGGCGGCGAGTAAACGATTGTAGGAGGAGGTGGCGGAGAGGAACGGCCCATAATCAACTAGTGTTGTTTGTTGTTACTGAGATACCAAGCTGATTGTACGTCAGCTGACACTAATATATTGACCGGCGAACTTACCAGCAAAATCCTTAGCTGCTAATTGCTGCTGAGCCGTGGCCGTTTGTCGTGCGGCTTCTGCAGAAGCAGCAGAAGTTGCCTGCGCTTGTTTAGACGCCATGATATTCTGAACGTTGGAAGGCAACTGTTCTTTAAAAGCGCCAAAGGATTTACTAGCAGCCAAAGAACGTGCAGTTGCCTCATAACCTGCCGCACTTAAGTATGGCATCAAATCTGCCATTTGCTGGCGAGTTAACGCAGCGGTAAGTTGGGCTTCGTCAATTCTCTTTTGACGCTCTAACGGGGCAATTCTTTCGTAAAACTTGGAGTATTCATCGGCAATACTTGTTGTAGATGGAATTGCACTATCCTTTGGCTTACTTTGGGTAAGAGCAGCAGAGCCTTGGGCTGTGCTTGGATCGTATACAACTGTGTCACGCTTGCCTTTACCGGCATAGGATAAATCCATGCCGGCGATTTTGGGAAGGCTAAAAGCTACAGGATTGAAGCCTGTAAAAGTGCCCGATGTTCTCCAGTCGTAGGCCATACTCAGCTGTACTGGTATTGGGAAGTCAGCGCAGAACCGGCTTGGCTGGCGGCATTAACCCCCATTTGTTGAGCAGCTTGCTGGCTACGCTCCAGCATATTTGCATTAGTAGCAATATTCTGACGGATGCCAGCAGCAGCCAGTTGGCGTTGGAATTCGTTCTTGGAGCGTGCTTCTGCCGCTGCAAAGATTTCAGGGTTCAGCTTGCGCAGAGCAGCTACCTGGGCGTCGATTTCACGGGCAGACTCAGCAGTGCGGCCAGCGCCATACCCTGCAGGGTTCATGATGTCCAGTGGGTTACCATAAGGAGACACAGGACCGAATTGACCTAAACCACCGGGGAGTGCATTGGGGTCGTACTGTGGTGCATTTGGTTGGTTACCAGCCATCAGGCCGGCAGTTCCCCTGGCGGCAGTCTGTGCAGCTGGTGCGACTCCAGAAGCTAAAGCGCCGGCTAAGGCAGGAGCGCCCAGAAGCACGCCAGTTCCAGCTGCTAGTGTGCCCGCCATACCTGGGAGTAACCGAGATGCTAAACCTGGGTTAGATAAAATGCGAGCTCCTTTTGCTGCCTGAGCAGCGGCAGATGCAGCAACGCCAGCCTGCACGGTTCCAGGGGCATTAGCTACAACTTGGCCGAGACGTGCAGCACCTCCCATCAAACCAGAGCCCGCTTGACTTGCAAGCGTACTACCAGCGAGTTTGGCTCCTAATGCGGTTCCAGCCATCCGAAGTGCCCCTGGAGTGACAGCTCCAAGCCCAGCACCAAGCGCTGTAGCACCAATGTTACCACCGCTCCTGCGATAGGCTTCGTAACCGCCAAGACCGGCACCAATAAGTGGGAGCAACATAATTTAAATCCTCTTGATTGTTATTTTAAAGGGAATAATCTTTAACCAAATGCACCAGAAGCACCACCAATAAGGGCTCCAGCTGCGATGCCAATTGGTCCAAATGCTGCACCAGTAGCAGCTCCACTTAAGGCACCTCCTAATCCACCAGCAACCCTGCTTCCTGTTGACTTTCCTTCTTCACCAAACGTACCAGGAATAAATGTGGGACCTAACTGTTGAGGGAAAATCACAGACAGATTGTCTGTAACTTTTCCAACACCGCCACCACCAAACTCTCCTGGGGTAAACCTGCCGTAAGCATTACCAAATGGATCTTTATTTTTACCGCCAAAACCAGAAAGTGCGTCGCCAGCAAAACGCGCTACTTTTGTCCAATCTGCTTTACCGCCACCACCTTTGTTTTTAACGGTGTCAATGTCAAACCTGTTCCCCCAATCAAATGCGTCCTTGTTTTTACCCCAGTCATAAGACGCTCCGGAAGTGCCCTCGTTAAAATATCCCATTTGCTTTAGCCGTAGTAAGGTGCTGGTGAATTAAGGGAGCGTTGAGCCGAATCCATATACCCTTGAAGATTTAATCCTTGATGTAAAGACCCTCCCCCCATACTTGAAGCTTGTCGGGCTCGAATTAGATCCAATTGATGTTGAAATTTCTGCTGTTCTAACATTGCTTCACCTACTTGTGAGTTTGTCATTGGTGATGCGCCAGGGACATATTGCTGATTTGCATACGAAACAGCGGCGCTCTGTTTAGTAACTGGAAGTGAATATTCTGACTGTGCATAGATATTTGAACTAGGCTGCATAAGGTTTCCAGCCAAATTGGCAGCAAGGGCAGTACCTCCAAGTGCAGCGACTGGCGCAGCCGCACCAGTAAGTTTTGCAACTGTTCCTGGATTGCGTGCGATAATTCCAGCCATTCCAGGTAAATCCACAAAGTCTTCAGTGTTCCCAAGTTTATTCAAAACACCTTTTTCTACAGCCTGAGAAAGAGCTCCACTGGCTACTTTTAAAAAATTACCTAGAGACTGGCCAGCCAGTCGCGTCATCGAAAATGTTGTCATTAGATACTGGCTCCGCTTGCCCCAGGGAATTTACTTGTTGTGTTTGGATCTCGCTCCGAAGATCCTTCTGTTGCTGATTGTGAAGCTATTCTAGCTAATCCATCCCGTGTAACCGCTCGGTCTTCTTCTACTAACCCGCGCTCAATTGCTTGGGAATACTTGCTTACAAAATCCTTTGCAAATGAATTGTTTTCAGGGCTAGCAAAACTTGGCTGATCCGTCTTAGATGCTGCGTCAATCTTTGCCTGTGATTGCACCGCTGAATCACTCCCAAACACACTGCTATTGTAAAAATTCTTACTGCCTGGATTGGCACGCATTTTTTCAACAAAGCCATTCTTAAAAGACTCTGGATCTGTTGCCGATGATGGGTAGGGCCCCAGAGTTCCAGCATATGCAGGTTTACCTTGTCTCCAAGCCTGTTCAGCTGGTCCCCCATAAGACTTGCTAAATGGTTGCGTTACCATTTGCGGTTACCTCACTTACCTTTTTCCTTCCGCAATTTGGACAAAGTTTTTGCCAAATTTGCTTGCTTAACTGTACTCTTATCGTACTTGTCAGGGTTCTTAGTTACCTGCTCGGCGTAAGAAGCAGTGGACATCCCCTGCTCTTCCGCTTTTTTAGAAAAAGCGCCAGGATTTCTGCTGGTAGCTCCTTGAATCCAGTTCCCACCCTCAGTCATGCTTACAAAATTGGTACGTTTTTATTAAATAGCAGTTCTGTTGACTTCAGGAGCCAAGTGCCTCAATACAATTACTTTAGCAGAATTGTTCAAGAAAGCAAACCAAGGTTTCGGCCTGCGGTAATAAAGGCAGTCCCTCCAGGGTGGAATCCACCTTGCTCCAACATAGACTTAAGTTCCTCGTAGTACCTAGGATCAGATTTATATCCGTATTCGGTGTGTGGGTCATGAGAATAAACAACACCTACTTGCTGATTTGGGTATAACTTAACTTGACGAGTGCCAGATCTTGTTGCAGTAGGGATATTGTGGATAATTGTTCCGGCAGGAGCGTCCCGCATCCCTTCACGTTGTTCTTCTGCCTCGGCAAGGGCATGTTCGAGTGTACCGCGAGTAGTGGCAGCAGGACGTTCAACGGCCTTTTGAAATAATTTCTGTTTTACAGGCACAACATCTTGCTGTTCAGCTTTCTCGGCAACGCGATAGGGGCCAGGGGATACAGTCTCGATGACATTTTGCTGTTCTGTCGGTGCGCTTACAGCAACCCCGGTACCTTGGGTATATCGATCCTTTAGGATTTGGTCGCGCATCATCTGACGCTGGGAAACACTGGCACGTGCTCCATGGGTAAGCGCTAGTTGTTGATCCAGCTCCTGGATCTCTTTTAGTGTTGGACCACTTGCTGGACCAACAGCTGCAGTAACTGGTGCAGTTGCAGGAGTAGTTACTTGCTGTGTAGGCTCAAACCCAGTTTGAAGCGCGTTTATTTTTGTCGACCAATAATCCTTTGCTTGCTCAGGGGACACTCCAGCAGATGCCAAAAGTGCCCTTGCGGTTTGTTCTTCCTGTAAGGCTGTCTGGCGGATGCCTGCTTTTGGATGTGAAGAATATGGATGATTCAAATAAAACTCATTCCCATGTTTACCAACAACCCGTACCCCGCTTTCATCGCTGGATAGGCTTAATCCTTTATTGCGCAATGCAGCTCCCACATCTACAGGTGCGGGGGTAGACATTGCTGCAATTGGACTCTCTTCTACTGTTGCTACGTTTTTAGCAACGCGCATCTGCGGAGATGGCTGGACGCCAGTCATTAAAATGGGTGGCGTTTGCGTCTCTGCTGCTTGTGTTGGCGATGCAGTTTCGTAGGAAGCTGGATCCGTAGGCGATTCAATATCCTGCAGTCCAGGGTAATTTTTCTTCATCAATGCATAAGCAGCACTCTTTCGGAAAGCCTCCTCTGCTTGAGCAGAACCTTGCCCGATTAATTGCTCTGCTTCGTTCCCAGGAGAAAAAGTTTGACTTGAGGTAATAACCTCGTTTTGTGTCGCTGGCTTTGCTTCAGAAGGTACAGTGGTCGGTTTTTGTGGGTTTGTACCACGTAACTGTTGGGCCTCCTCAGTTTGATTAAGTACAACATCTTGATTGTAATTATCTGAAGTTGGCGACTGAGTTACATCTCCAGAATTTTTAGCAACTTGCGAGTTCAAATCAGGTGCGGCTTCAACAATAGTCGACCCAATGGCGGGCTCGTTGTCCAGTTCTAATTTCCCAACACCCATCCGCTCCAGGAACATCTGCGCCCTGCCACGAACACTTTCTTCAATAAAAGAAGGGTGTCCAGAAAAAGTTTCTTTTTTACCGATCCCTTCAATAAATAAATCAGCGGGCGTCACCGACTGCGCGGCAGGAGCAACGACAGCCTGTGAAACAGTAGGTGTGGTTTTCTCTGGTGATTTTGGAGGGGTGACCAGCAGCTCTTCTTCTTCTTTATCTTCTTTCCCAAGATATTTGCTTCCCAAATATGCAGCGCCGGCAAGAGCACCTGCAGCCAGAGCAGCTTTACCAACAACGTCAACGGCGCGTCGCACTGGATTCATAGCAGGACCGCCCCTGCGGCCGATGCTGCGAGTGAATTGATAAACTTGGGGCGCCAGAGCCATCCGCTCAGCTGGCGTCTGTGGGTAGGGGTTGCCTGTGAGGTCGGACCAGAGGGCGAAGTCCTGGGGTGATACAGGCATTTTTATAAACACGTTTCTAGATATAAGTGATTTTAAGACCTATAAATACGCCGCTATGTTGCACCCTACTCGGCCATAAAAAAGGTCAAATTGGGGGAAATTTTCCGGCAGCCATCAAGCAGGCCTGTCACAAAAGTTTACGTTGTAGGAAAAAAAGAAAGGTATGTGAAGAGTTGCGACATGAGGTCGGGATGTGTGGCTGGTGGGCTACAGTTAGGGAGTAGTTCGCCCTAGATGCGATGCCCACGATTACCCGGTTCCACAGCAACGTCCGGCCTACGTGGATGGAAGCCCAGCGCCGTGTGGTGCTGGTTGCGTGGCGTCTTGCTGCCCTGGAGGACCTATATGGTCCCCTTACGGCCGAACAAGATGCCCAATATGACCGCTTGCATGACACCCTGTACGATCTTGAAGTCCGGATTGCACCGGTCCGTGGATACACTATTCCCTGACCACAGCGGGCCCCGCAAGGGGCCTTTTTTGTAACAATGTTGATAGTACTTAACACTCTGTCATGTTGAT